AAAGTAGTTTGTTTGCGGCAGAAGATTTTACAGTAGCATACGAAAGTTTTGCTCAAGCTAACCTGCAAGCATATGATTTTGAAACCATTAGAAATGCAATGGTGGATTATATCAGTACAAACTATCCAGAAAACTTTAATGATTATATCAATTCAAGTGAATTTATTGCACTTATTGAATTGATTGCATTCCTAGGACATAACCTAGCATTTAGGGCTGATTTAGGACAAAGAGAAAACTATCTTAGCACAGCAGAACGCAGAGAAAGTGCTTTGCGTATTGCACAATTTTTAGGATATACTCCTACTAGGAATGTTGTCTCTAGCGGATTCTTAAAAATAGACAGTGTACAAACTGATGAAGAAGTTTTTGATTCAACTGGAACAAGCCTTGCCAATGTAACCACACAGTTTGAAGATGTAACTAATCCTCAAAGTTACCAAAACTTTCTCACAATTATGAATGCAATTTTCCAAAGCAGTAGTCAGTTTGGAAGTCCTTTCGATACAATTACAAGAGCAGGAGTTGTAAATGAAATTTATAGGACCAACAGTACAAACAACACCAGCAACAGAGAATTTAGCAATCGTGTAAACAACAGTAAAGCAACATTTAGCTTGCACAGTATATCAAGCAATAATTCAAGCAATAGTCTTACTGAAAAAGATCCAGATCCATACGGTGTTGTAGACTTGCTTTATAGGAATGATAACAGCGGATTTGGTTCACCTAACACAGGATTTTTTATTGGATTCAAACAAGGTTCACTTGAATTCAGCGACTTTACAATAAGCAACGGTTTGCCAAACATGGTATTGGATATCAATGCAGACAATGTAGCAAATGGAGAAGTATGGGTACAGACTATCGACGAAGCAGGACAAGTCATTAGAACATGGAGTAGAGTTGATAGATTGTTTGGTGCTAACACAATGTTCAATGCAAAGAACAACGCTATAAGAGATATCTATACTATTGCTAGCAGAGAAAATGACCAAATTAGTATTGTATTTGGCGATGGTAATTTTGGCAACATTCCGAGAGGTAATATTAGAGTTTGGTATAGAACAGGTCTTAATCAAAGTTATACACTAACACCTGACAGTTTCAACCAAGTAGCTTTTAACATTGATTACATTAGTGCAAGCGGTAATGTAAACACTGCAAGATTTACAGCAAGTTTAAAAAGCACAGTAGCAAATGCTAGTACTAGGGAAAGTATTGCAAGCATAAAATCAAATGCTCCTAGATTTTTTGCTACACAAGATAGAATGGTAACAGCAGATGATTACACAATTATGCCTTTATCAGCTAGCCAAAACATTAGAAAAATTAAAAGCGTAAACAGAGTACACAGTGGGCATAGTAGATTCAGAGACATATATGATCCAACAGGAACATACAGTGATAGCACACAATATACAGATGATGCATACATTTATGAAAAGAATATAACAACGAGATCAGTTGTTACATTGCCTAATAACTTAAATGCTACACAAATATACGACAAGCATTTGAAACCTGTGTTATCACATCCTGAAATATTCAACTTTTACTATAATAGACAAGGTTGGAGCAGTACACAACATGATGCTAACAAACATTTTTCAGATACAACAAATGGAATTACAGTAATTAATTCCAATGGCAGTGATACTAATACATTCAGATGGAATCAAATAACAAAGGGTGCAAACAGTTCTAGTGGTTACATTACATATAATAGTATTGTACAGCGTTTGGGTCAAACAGCTACAAATAGTCTAAGTAAAGCTGATGTAAATGGCTTGATTGAATTCATTGAGGCTCCTTACAAAATGGGATATATTGACACAGCAACTATTACAAGCGGAGGCAGTGGATACACAAGTCCGCCTACAGTCACAATATCTGGTAAAGGAACTGGTGCAACTGCAATTTGTACAGTGGCAAATGGTGCAGTGACTTCTATTGCAATTACCAACAGCGGAAGTGGATATGATCAAAGCACAAATATAAGTTTTAGCGGCGGTGGCGGAACAGGTGCTACAGCTAAAGGTACTATAATCGATGCTAATACACAATGGGTAAAAGTTGACAGACTTTATAAAAGCGGTTATGGAGATGACAACAGTGCTGGTAATCCAACAGGTATAGACAATACAGGCAAAGGAAGTATTGTTGTTAATGGAGTTGTAAAAAGCGGAAGCAGAATTAGAAGAATTGTGCCAAGACTAAGCATGGACTTAGATGATATAACCAAAGCAAATGTAATTGCTAAAATAGATAGCAACGACAGTTTTGCTTTAAGATACAACTCAAGCAGTCAAAAATGGATTATAATTGATAGCAGTAATCTACCAGTTAATAGTACAACATTGAATGATGCAAGTAACTGGAGTCTGTTGTATGCAGGTGATGGTAGTAACACAGGACTAGACAATAGTTGGTTGATTAGAATGAACTATACTGCAACAGAATGGGAAATGTTGACTAGAAAAACACAGTTTGTGATAGGTAGTACAAACAAGTTACGTTTTACAAATCTTAACTTCAATGAAACATTCAGTAGTGAAACACAAAAGCCTCTCAGAGATAATGTTAAAATATTGAAAATTAATCCTAAGAGTACTACAGATCCAACACCATTGGGAACAGATTATAAATTTAATGCATTTGGATATTTTACATACAATGACGGTTATAGTGATCCACATAATGTGAGAGTATCACTTGCTGATCCTGACAATGATGGTTATCCTAATGACCCAGAAGCATTTTACAATATTGTGGGAGATGAAACAATCAAACTTGGTACAAAGACTGTAGATGGATTTGATTACACAACACACGACGAAGTGTCTGGCACAACTGTGGTTAATGGCATTGGCAACTTGCATACACAATACAATAGAATTGCAGACATAAATCATTTGATTGATCCAAGCACTACAAACATTATTGACACATATGTATTGTTAGAAAGTTACAACACACTATTTAGAAACTGGGCATTATATGATGGTAGACCTGAAACAAAACCTATTTCACCAACAATCAGTGAACTTACTGATTTGTTTGACAGCCTGAATAGTAAAAAAGCAATTAGTGATCAGGTCATATACAGACCAGTAAAATACAAAGTGTTGTTTGGAGACTTAGCAAGTGGAGAACTACAAGCTAGATTCCATGTTACAAAAACTATTAATTGTACTTTGAGTGATACTGAAGTCAAGCAAAGAGTTATTAATTTGATTAGCACATATTTTAATATTGATAATTGGGATTTTGGTGAAGACTTTTACTTTACAGAAATGGCGGCATTTATACACAACAACATGATTGGTGAAATAAGTCAGATAACAATCAGCAGTGTTGCAGATGATAGTGATGGAACAAGACTATTTGAAATAGGATGTAATAGTGACGAGCTGTTTTTACCAGTAGTGAAAACAAGCAATGTGGTAGTACAAAATACATCAAGTGCTAACCTTACAACAATTAGCGAAAACACAAGTGGTATTTCAAGTGGAGGCTATTAATGAGTGAACGCAGACCCAATTCCAAAATAGCACCTTATATTACAAGACCAGGTGAAAGTCTAGAAAGAATAGGATCCAATAGGGTAACAGAATTATTACCTGATATTTTACAGACCACAGTCAACAAACAATTTTTTGATAGCACACTTGAACAGTTAATGTCAAGTGGTAGTTTAGAAGCTATCAATCATTACATAGGTAAAAGTTTTGGCAGGCAGTTTCATGCAGATGCTACAGACAATTATTTGTATGACAATAGAAGTAATGATGCATATCAATTTGAAACTGCTATGGTCAACAAAAATGAGGACAATAGCATTGATCAAGTTTTAGCGTATGACGACTTAATCAAAAGTTTAAAGTACAATGAAGTAAACACTAACAATCACAACAAAGTTTTAAATGAAACAGGATATACACTTGACTTGCCAATTAACTATGATATGTTTTTAAATTATCATAGATATTTTTGGGTAATGGACGTTGTTCCAGTTTGTGAATTGAAATACACAAGTCATTTTGATATTGATACTTTACCAGGTAAAATTACATACACAACTCCTGTGCAAAAAAATGGCAGAACACTAACACTAGAAAATGGAATGCGTATTATGTTTGCTCCGCATACTGTTGACAGGTTTACACAAACTGTGCCTGGAACAACTGTATTCACTGCAACTGTAACAGGTGGACATTCAATTGATGTATATCTAAATAATGTCAAGCAAATCAAAAACACAGACTACACAATAGATAAAGCCAACGGAATAGTTACATTTACTTCAGCACCGTTACTTACACAAGAAATTGAAATACATACACATTATTCACATAGCTCAGGTGATGAACACGACAATCAAGCAATATACATTGTTGATGGAGTCGGAGAGCCACAAGGTATTAAACTTACTAAACAATTTGAAGCAGGTCAATATGAAGGAAAACAAGGTAAACGCACATGGTTGAATGTTACAGTTTACAATAATCAAGAACCTAGTGGGTTTGATGCAGACACTATTAGTTTTGATTTTAGACCATTTGATCTCAGAGAACACAGAATGACCACAAGAGACTATACTTGTGAACAACGGTATAGTCCGGATCAAAGTGCTTGGGCAAGAAGTAACTTATGGGTACATGAAGATACAATATCTGCAATGCTTACATATCAAGGGGTTACAGATAACATTTATGCAATAGAAAGATATAGAGCTGTTAGACCAATTATTGAATACAAAGCTGGTATTGAAAAATATAATTTTGGTAAAAGACATGTTTTAAATGTAGACCATTACTTAGAATCAGCAGATAATCCAGACACAACTATTGTTGGACAAACCAGCTACAGTGTCACAATAAGTGGAATCAACACTGAGTGGAGTGGAGTAGTTGGTTATGACAGAGGCGATAAAGTCAAAGTAACCAGTGGATCAGCACCAAACTTTGTTGTAACATATTGGGAATGTGTACAAGCACATGGAGAAATTAGAAAGCCAACTCACGGTGAACACAGAGAATTCTGGGAGCAAATTACTCCTGTAGAAGTAGAAAATGGCGATTTGATAATTTTCTTTGGAAGTAGTAACACAGTTTACAATAGCAAAATATGGAGAGTCAGTGGTGTAGGCACAAGTATAGCATTAAGTAGAGCATATGATTTTGATGGTTCTCTTCCTGGTGTTACAAAGCTATTGACAAATGATAAGATATTGTTGTTAAATGGGTTCAATACTTTTGACTTTGGTACATTAGGTGGACACGGACAAGGTAATGCTGAAGCACCAAAAAGTGGTGCTGAATTATATGTAGACCCAACAACGACTACAGGTTGGGCTTATAGTAAACAAAAAGAACACAGAAGTCAAGGTATGTGTGTGCAGTTGTATGATACAGACTTGACAAAACTAGATGATGAAACAAAGTATCCAACAAGTGATTTCTTTGGTGCAACAATCTTTGATTTTCAACATAACGAAAACAACAGTTATGATGATGCACTTGGATTTAGACCAGAATATGTAGACTATGGTAATAATCCAGGTTTGAATTTTTGTGTCGATCTTCTGAACTATAGATACACATATGTAAGCCAAAGTGCAAATTTTGAAAAAAGTAATCAAATTGAAATAGCAGGATACTACTATTACAAGTACTTTGTGGAAAATAGATATCACAATGGATGGTCGATTATGAGAGATAATCAGCCAGTAGAAAAAGTCATAAAAAAGGTAGTGACTGATCAAACAGTACCATTGGTAGTTGACCTAGGACATGAAAAGTATATAAGTGATAGGCATTACACATTCTTCAAAGAACATGGAAAGCTATGTGTGTATAGTCAAAAAGATACAACTGTGAACCAAGGTCAAGTTAAAAGACTAGGCGGCAAATTACCCACATTGTTTTTCTATAATGACAATGCGTATACAATTACAACACAATTCCCTCAAGCAGAAATAGAGTTTGTCAACATAGACGGAACACCTGTTGGAGCAGGCATAACAAGAAGTGCAGGAACAGGAAACCAGTTTACACTTACATTAACAACTCCAACTGTAGAAGCAATCAAATATAGACTGGTTGCCGATCCGGCACAATTTGGTGTAATTTTCTTTGACGTTAAAACAAACGAAACAAATGTTAGAGTAAAGAAAAATGGAATAACATTTAGAAACTATACTCATGTAGGAAATATTGCAACTATCAGCAGTGGCTTAGTGTTAGATGATGTGTACGAATTTAGTTTTTGCACAGATGCAGAATATAGTGCTACTGGAGAAGGAAATCATAAACTTGCTAGTACGCAAATTTTTAATCCACAGAATCAAGACTTCGGCAAAATAAGTTTTGGAGACTTGATTGACCATATGCGTAGTCAAATGCGTAATCATCCGTTGTTTGAAGGTGATTGGTATGGAACCAATAACTACAGAAATATTGTTAGAGTACATGACCATATTGGTACTATAAGACAACAACCTTATTCAACAGAGTTGCTTAATCAATTGCTGGTAGATACAAATACCAACCCATACAGTGCATTACAATTCAACAGTAGCCAATACAGCGATTTTAAAGAAAGATTCAAACAAAAAATTGTACAACTGCATAATAGTTTAGATATAACTTTGCCTACATATGTGTTAGTAGACCGTACACTTGAAGCACTTAACATCGGAAAAAGTTCAACTCAAGCATTTGCAAATAGCCAAATGGCAATGTACAGAGATTACAAAAGTGTAGATGTAAGCTGGGTATTAAATCAAACACCAGTTTTTGATTTACCAGAAGAAGTTAATGATTATGATGATACTTTTAATCATATACAAGTATGGATACAAATACCTGATAGCAATGGTGATCATACCTGGAAAAGTTTAGTAAAAGATATTGGGTATACACTTACAGCAAACAAGGTTACTATTATTGACAGTGATGCTAACAACATGCCTGGCTCTGGTAAAAATAATGCACACATCAGATGGTACAAAAGAGGTAGTGTAAGTTTTGTTCCAACAAGTGATGTAAAACTTGGATTGAATAAACCTTTTACTCCAGAATTAAGAAGTGATTATAGTAAAGATAGCACAGGCACAGCAACAGATAGTGTAATAATTGGACACGACGGAAGTATACATGTAAGAAACGGAACAGAATTATATCAAAGACAAACAGTAGGTTACGATCCTATTGATGCAGGTCTTTGGGACTTAGAACTAAGAATTTACAATAACCTAGGCAGTGAACTAGACAGTACAATAAATTCAAATGCTTATACTCCTAATGCACACAGACCTGCAGTTTATACTTGGAATGAAGTAAACAACACAATAAGAAGTGAATTCAACAAATACAAAGCAAGAAATAATATTACTGAACTAAACAGCGATACCTACTATGATGGTGCAGACAAATTTACTTGGAACTATAGCAGTGTAGGACCTGGTATCGGTGGTTACAGAGGTTTGTATCATTATTTCTTCAATACAGATAGACCACACACCCATCCTTGGGAAATGTTAGGATTCAACAAAAAACCAACTTGGTGGGACACATATTACAGTTGGACAGATGCAGTAAAACGTGCTTCATTATTGATTGCACTAGAATTTGGTAAAGTTAGTGATCCAAGCACAACAGATGTGTTTGATATAAACTATGCTCTTAAAAACTATGATTGGCAAAATGATACACTGGTAACTTTACTAGGTACATTAAATGATCCTGTGACAGCAAATGTTGTAACGTCTCCAGTAGATCCTGCAAAAGATTTTGTGTTTGGCGACTGGGGTCCAGTTGAAGCATTGTGGAGAAGAACTAGCGAAGGCAAAATTGCAAGTGCTTTATCATTTTTAAGAACAAGACCACTAATTGCACTCAACAAATATTTTAGAACACTGAGAAGACAAATTAAAAATGTAAACGGATACAATAACCCTCAGGAGATAGATGCGATAGCATTGAAACTTACTAGCTGGAAAAATACTAAACTTACAGGAACTAGCATTACAGGAAAAATTATTGAAAGCGTAAGAATCTTAGAATCTGGTAGCGGATACACAAGCACTCCTACAGTTAAAGTTACTGACAACTTTGGAGTTGATGGTGCAGTAGAAGTAATAGTAGATTCAGGAGCTGTAGTCGGAGCTAGAGTTACAAATCAAGGTAGCGATTACTATAACAGACCCGACCTAGAGATTAGTGGCGGTGCAGTTTTAGATCCAGTGTTAGTTGAAAATGCAAGTCATTATTTTAATGGATTGAGCAATAATATAGTTGAATTTAGTAACATGTACGGCACAGGTGCTGATACCCTTAGAACTAGATTACAAAATTTAACATATCAACCTGTAATAAAAGCTGGAGGATATGTAAACAGAAACAACCAATTTATACTTGAAAGTAGCCAAGATAAAGGAAGAGTATTTGTTCCTGAAGAGAATGTTACAACACTTTTATACACCAACAAACCAGCTACGGAATTTTTCTACGGTGGTATAAGGATTGCAAAAACAGTCAACGGATATACTTTAAATGGTTATGATAATAGCTTGGCATATTTCATCTATAATAAACCTAATACAGCTACAGATCCTATTACCGTAAACATAGATGGCGCCGAAAGCGTAAGAGTAGTAAGATATAGAGTATATGAAGAAAACACAAGTATTTTAGATTACAACACAGAATTAAAAACTATTCAAGATGTTTATGACTTTATTTTAGGTTACGGACATTATCTTAACAGTTTAGGATTTACACAACAATGGCGAAGTGCAAGTGCTAGTTTTGTAAATTGGGCAATTAGCGATAGTACAAGCGAACTAAATCTTATTCCTGATCCAAATAAAGTTATTGTTCAAGATGGTGAAGATGGATATTTTGATAACATAGACAAGCGTTACGATGGAGTTTATAATTTACATGGAGCAGACGGAAATCAGTTACAAAGCAATCAATTAATAATTGATAGAAAAAGCATGGAACCTGATGCAGAAACTATTTTCCAAGTTAAAGATACTGATACACTACTTTATGGTATTAGACTTTACAAGGTACAATTAGAACATATATTTGTTTTTGAAAATATTACAAACTTCGATGATACTATTTCTAATCTTGCTATTGGACAAAGTCATGATAGAATAATTTGGAGAGGATCACGTACAAAAAATTGGAATGGTAAGTTATACTCGCCGGGTTATATTGTTGACGACAATACAATTTTACCAAACTTTGATACAACTGTTAAGGAAGTAGATCAATACTTGGGTAGAACAAATACGTTAGCTAACAGTCAACTAAGTGATGTAGCTAGGTTTAATACTGGTTACAATAAACCCAACTGGAGCGACAACTTAGATTTAGATGATGACAGTGTTTTTGAATTTGTAAAAGGCAGTTACAAATATAAAAGTACTGCACATGCTCTTAAAGCATTTATGCGTAACAAAGGTTTATATGATGGCATAGCAAGTGCAGAACTGTTAGAAAAATGGGCAGTACGCATGGCTGACTTTGGAGATACAAGACCTAGAGAAACATTTGAATTTCAAATCACTCCTGATCTTCTTGAAACAAGCCCACAGCCTGTAAGATTTAATGACACGGTTACATATGATGTGTTAAGTGATATTGTAATAGACATCAATGCAAAAAGTCCACTTGTAGTTTATGACGGTGCCGGAAATAACTTCAGCACAAGAGATGAAAACACTTATAAAAATACCAGTGATCCGTTGTTTGCCAATGATTTAATTACATCTGGTTT